AAACTGGGCGTCAGCGAGAGCGAGGCGTTGGGCATATTTAGGATAGACGACGGCAAAGCTAACCTAGCTCCACCCGCAGAAAAGGCTCTGTACAGGCGCATGGTAGGCGTGCAGCTACCAAACGATGAATATGTTGGTGTAGCTGTACCGTTTAAAATGCCCGACCTGTTCGACGGCGTGACAACAAAAGACGCTCGCAAGGTTCAGCAATTGGCAGCCAAAGCCGAGAAAAACGAAGACCCGTATCGTCAATCGATGCAAGCCAAAAACTGGATCGGCGTGGCCGTCGCTGAAGTTCTCGGTCTGGATCTCGAAAAGCGTCACGAAAAAGCTAAGGCAAAAGCTATCGTTAAGCAGTGGATCGAGACAGACGTGTTGAGGCTCGATCAATTCATGAGCAAGCGTCACGGTCGAGAGGTGCCGGTCGTTATTGCCGGTACAATCATAACAAGAGAGGAGGCGGGGCTATGAGTAAGCACAGTCTAAAGTCTAAGCGCAGACATCCAGACGCTCCACGAGAGCGCATCACAGTGGGTCACATAACGTTCGAGATGTGTCCGGTAAACGCAACGTTTGCGCTCATAGCCGGTGATGCTGTACAATCAAAAGATAGGCGACCGCTTTTCTCAGGGTTTATAGAGCCAGATATGGAAGCAGAATTACGACGGGTAGCCTTTAGATTTAAATCAATACTTGAGGCTAAAAATGAACGAAGCTGAAGAAAATATCATTGGACAAATCGTTTTCGACGAAGAGGCGGGGTTCCTTATCGAGTGGAACAAAAACGAAATAAAGCTAGACGATCCAGATAAGTGGGAGGAAATAGCCTACGCTCTGGACGTCTGTCAGTCAGTCATGGAAGAGCTTATTGTAATGCACAACTTGCTCAAAGTTATGATGGAAAAGGGTAGCAATGTTACAATTCATTAGCATTCCACACTTCCGCACTACAGGTGTGGAAAGGTGTGTAAGGTGTGGAGAATATGCGAAAAAACCTTCCACCACACCACTACGCCTATATAGGGCGTGGTGTGGGGGTGGTTCGCATCGTGGTCAATTTAAAGTGTGGAGAAAGATATGAAAAAAATAATAACTACTAATCGAGCAAAGCGTCAGGGAAGAGATGTCCTTGGTCAAGTTGAGGAAGAGGGCGAAACAATCAACGCAGCCGTTTATGGTCAGCTTATGCCTTTGGATAAGATAGCAAGAGATAAGGTCGAGAAGTGGGGCGATAGATTACCGTCTCTCGTTAGCCCAGAAACAGCCGGTAAGTTTGAGGCTGCTTACGAAGCTCTCGGTGAAGCTGTAAAAGATAACGATGTCATGAGAACTCACAAGTTAGCCGGTCAGCTCATGAAAGGTTGGCAAGTGTTGGAAGACGAAGCAATGGCTAACGGTCATGAGCCTCTACATGGAGACGCCTATTGCGTCGAGATGGAAGAAGGTGACATCGTTTGCTTTGCTCTCAACGAGGTGAGAAAAATACGAGAGCAAAATCCAACGTGGGTGGTGTACAGCTTCGAAGACGCTGCGAGAGTTCTTCGAGAGGACTTTACGTCAAGGTTCCTCGATAATGCTTTCAATACTTTTCCCAATGCAAAAGTAACAGAAGTAATTAGAAATGGTAAACCAGATTTAAACTGGGCAATAGGAGATGAAATACCGTGGTAAAAATGAGTAGAGATGAGATCCTGAAGGAAGCAATGCGGATCATTAATACTGATCGAAATACTGACTACGGAGACGCTAAAGAGAACTTCGATAATACAGCTCAATTCTGGTCGGCTTACACTGGCCACGAATACAATGCCGTCGATGTTGCAGTTATGATGATGCTTGTTAAAATATCCAGAATTAGAGTATCACCGGATAAAGCGGATCACTTCGTTGATTTGTGTGGATATGCAAGCTTATGTGGAGAGATTAGTTCCAATGGTGGGTGAAGTAGGAAAAGCTAAGATAGCTGCAATGGAGGAAATGGGAGAGGATACGATCCTCGAACGTGTATCAACTGGAACATCAATCAGGACTTTAATGAAAGAGTTTGATGTTGGTTACAAGTTGTTTGGCATTTGGCTTGATAGTGCTGAAGGTAGGCGAGGTCGCTACGAAGCAGCGCAACACGAAGCCGGACATTTTTACGCTGAGCGTGCCGTTGATACGGCGCAGAAAGCAACGCCTGAAGATGCTAACGCTTCACGTCTCAAAGTCGATACCGATAAGTGGATGGCGTCAAAGATGAACGCAAAATATGATACGAGACAAAGAGACGTTGCAATCAATATCAGTGTTAACGATTTGCACGCTCAAGCGGCGCAGTTACTTGAGAACGTTATCGAAGGTGAGGCGGAAGAAGTTGAGCGTTGATTTTACAGATCAATTCACAGTCGCGTGCGTGCGCGTGCGCGTGCCGCAAAGCAGCGATTCTGTCAAGTTTTTTCGTAAATTCTTTCGCAAGTGCAGCAAAATAAGGGAAAACGGCTCAATAATTAACATAATACGTATTATGCGAATCCAATTATGCCGCGTCGCAGCATTTGACCCCCCCCTTTTTTCTAGCAAGTCGGTGCAAAAGCCAATGACCTCAAAACACACACACGCCCCCCAATGGAGAAAAACATGAACGCCCCAATAGACAATCCGTTTTTAAAATTGATGAAACGATACCGCTCTGATCCTGTTTTATTTTCCAGAGAGGTGATCGGAATTAGTCCTGACGAATGGCAGTGTGAGCTGCTTCGAGCGGTAGCAGATCCAGATATCAGACGCGTGAGCTGTAGGTCGGGCCACGGTGTCGGGAAGAGTACGGCTGTAGCTCTTGCAGCCGTGTGGCACGTTTTGATGAGGGTTCCCTCAAAGACGGTTGTAACGGCCCCCACGTCGGCTCAGCTTTTTGACGCTTGTTTTGCTGAAATGAAAAATATTGCCAAGCGTCTGAAGGCCCCTTTTGACGATTTACTGGAGATTAAGAGCGACCGCATTGAGTTAAAAAGTCAGCCAGAGACGACGTTTATTTCGTGTCGAACTTCGAGACAGGAGCAGCCGGAAGCGCTTGCCGGTGTTCATGCGGACTCGGTGCTTTTGTTGGCTGATGAGGCAAGCGGGATTTCACCGAATATATTTGAGGCGGCAAGTGGGTCGATGTCGGGGCATAATGCGACGACCGTTTTGACGGGCAACCCGACGCGTAATACGGGTTTTTTCTATGATACGCACAATCGTTTAAAGGAGGACTGGTATACGATGCATGTGAGCTGCGTTGATAGCCCCCGCGTTGCTGATGATTTTGTCGAGGACATGAAAAAGCGATATTCCGAGGATAGCCCCGCTTATCATGTTCGCGTGCTTGGAAATTTTCCTCCGTCCGAGGAGGACACCGTTATTCCTGTTGCGTTGATCGATCAGGCGATGAATAACGACATTAAGATTCACGAGGACACACCGGCCATATGGGGGCTTGATGTGGCTCGACAAGGCTCTGACAGCTCGGTTTTAGCAAAGCGACAGGGTCCGATTGTGCATCCGTTGACGGTTTGGCGTAACCTCGATTTGATGCAGCTCACTGGCGCTGTAAAGGCTGAATATGATGCTATCGATAATCCGGCCAAGCGGCCTGTAGAGATAATCGTCGATTCCAATGGTTTTGGCGCCGGTGTGTTGGATCGATTGCGCGAGCTAGATCTACCGGCCAGAGGTTTAAATGTGTCTGAGCGTGCGCTCCAGAAGGAGACGTATTTGAATTTGCGAGCTGAGCTATGGTTTAAGGTGAAGTCTTGGTTAGAGGGTATGGACGTTAAGCTGCCCCGTGACGATGCGTTGTGGGCTGAGCTTGCGGCGCCACGGTATCATTTTACAAGCTCTGGCAAGCTTCAGGTTGAAAGCAAGGAGGCAATGAAAAAGAGAGGCGTTGCCTCTCCTGACAGAGCTGATGCTGTCGCGCTGTGCTTAGCTAACGTCCACACGACAATGGCGTATGGATCGAGCGCCACAAGTTCTTGGAGTAAGCCCTTGCGACGCGAGATCCGAGGTATTGTTTAGTTTTGCAGACCCTTACGCCTCCTGTCTTTCTGGACTTGCAAAACGTATTCGTGGTTAATGATGCCTAGCTCTGGATTGCCTACCACTTTAGGCTCGATCCAGATCTTTTTAATGACCTTACCTGTTTCGTCTCGATAGCGTCTTGGGTGACCTCTTCGAGCGTGTTGGCGCTTTGGAGATCCGTGGCCGGTAAATAGTTGGCCGTATACGTTTACGCCTTTTTTGGGTAGATCGATCTCAACAACTTTAATCTCGTTGCGAGGAACTCTCCGGCCCCATCTGATAGTGCTAACCTTTTTGGGCGCCGGTAATACTGCGCTAACGTATCGAGGATAGTTAAGCAGCGAAAACACGGCTACCAAGAAACGCACATCACCATCAATTCCATGACCGGCCATTTCTTTTAAGCGAGTATACATTTGCGGATTTTTTGCTTCCACGTTTCCATCAGCAAAGTCTTCCCAAAGTGCCGGAGAGAGCATAGACGGTTTGAATGTAAAATTTTTAGAAAAATTATTTAGTCTATTTATCCCATCGTCATTTCTGTGAAATTTGCTGTAAGCAGTGCCTAAGCCAAAAAACCAG